CCAAATGTTCTCATCATAGTGATCTGATAAACCACGGCGGGAATCAGGAACAAAATTAAGGAAGCAGCTAATAGGTAAGCCACGCGAGGTTCCCCCGTTACTAAGTATAGGAGTGCTAAACATGAACCAGTTATTATTTGCGTAATCGTAAAGTCGCTGTGCAAGATCGTAGTCAGTAATTCCTTTATAAGTAGCGCCAAAAACGCTGGCCCTTGCATAAGCTTCTTGAGCATGTGTTTCATCCTTCCAAAAATATCTATCTTTTAAAGTTTCGAGACTAAATTCACTGAGCTTTTTGTCGGCATCGTAATCTATTTTGATACCCAAATATTCTTGAGAGCCTTCCTTAATCATAATCTTTTAAATCCTCTTGGTACTTCAATTCTTCTTTGCGGCCCTTGCGATATCTCTTACTTCTAGAATTAGTCTTAGCTTTTTTTCGTTTTGTATATTGATTTTTTCTATCAGCCTTTCGATCCCAAGACATCATGAGCCTCCATAAACTTCGTAAGTCTCTTCTCATACCACTGTGCTTTGTTTAGATCTTCAAGGCCATTCTTGTATCGGAAGCGCCATCGATATTTCATGGAGTTACCACGAAGATAGCCGATGTATTCTTCAACAGATAGCATAGCTTCAATAGCATCTATGCATTCAGTCTGCCCTTGATTATAGTGGGATGGATGATTCACATTATTATATGCATCCAACTTCCCATTAACCTTTTCTATTTGTGTTTCCCTACGTCTAGCTTCACGAGCTTCTTGACCATCAGTCTTATACCCATTAAATTTCTTAGCTATAGCATCCCATTCGTCGGGAGTTGCATCGTTAATACTAGTCATCTTTTCTCCTTAAATGTTCTTCGCTTTGACGATAAGTTTCATCTATCCAATTACTCGGCAAGCTCTCTTCAGAGAACCACCTAAAATCATTAGCCCATGCCCACTCTCCATGAGATCTTTTAGTACCATCTTTACGTCTCTTTGCTTGCGGCATAGGCGAATTGGGTTCGGCAAATAAAAATACTAGTTCCATGCTCTCAGGTAAAATCTTTTTTATCCATACATATTTATTGTACTCTTGATAATCCCAAAATCTTCCTTTAGATTCTAGCAATATTGTTTTGCCTTCAATCTCCTTAATAAAGTCAGGATGATATTTATGCTCGACAATATAATCCACAGTATCTCCGTGATGCTGCCACCCTTTAAGTAAACCTTGGTGCAGGATATATTCCCAATTAGAATCATATCCCTTAACAAGATTCTTTTCGACGGGTCGTCTCACCCGTGGTTTTCTATGACCACTCTTCGGCATCACTCAGTTCCACTGGTTGTACAACTTGTTCATTTAGAATATCTTGTAATGTAATGTCAGAAATATTCATATTTTCTTTATTCTTTTTAATTATTTTAATATATTTTTTTATCCACTTTGGGGAATAAGAACTAAGACTTACTCGCTGATTGGCATAGTAATGTACTTGTTTAGGTATGAATTCAATAACGTTTCTAGTGTTTATTTTCTCGGCCTCTTCTTCAGGGACCAATGATTGTATCCACTCTACTAAAAGTTTTTTAGTGTGTCTCTCTATTTCTTTCATAATTTTTTGATTCATACTTCTTCCACTCGTGGAGCCGATACAACTTTAGTAAAATACACTGGCCCCTTCGCATAATTAAAAGTTCGTAAACCTTCTCCATCATTAGAATCTTTGTGGCATTCAAACTTATAATTACAGTAGGCACATTGGCGAGGTAATTTCATATTACCTTTCTTGCCTTCTTTGACGGGAGCGTAGCACAGTGGCGGCGGCTTGTCAACTGAAAGAGAAGTTTTTAATTTCTTTATCCTTGATTTAATATTGGGCTTATCCAATAACTCAGGACGAAATAAACATAACTCTCCAGAGTCCTTTGATATAACTAAAAAACCTCCTTCATCAGTTCCTTCAGCCTCTTCGTAAGAAGTAAGCTGTGCGATGTACCCAAATGGATCATCTTCCAAAACTCCTCCACTCTTAAATTTATTAAAGGACATTCGAGATGCCGTCTTAACATCTATTATTTCACCGTCAATCTTACAATCAATATGTCCTTTAATCCCATCAACAGTAACTTCTTTTTGCTCGTCAGTAACAGAGTGTCCAGATAATCTAGCAAGCATTAGAACAACTTCTTCTAGAATGTGACCATATAAAAACCTAATTAATGTGGACGAATCTAAAACTGTTTTATTATCATCTCTCTTTTCAAACCACAGTTGTCGAAAGGGTCTGCCTAGATTAGACATACGAATAGTGAAAGATGCATTACGCTCTGATGGCCTTGCCCAATGACGCAGTGCTTCCTTTATATTTTCGCCCGTCCTTTCTATTTCTTCATCTGAAATAGCTAACGATTCATTTCTAGAAAGAGGTTCAAGACTAGTGTATATGTCATCTACTAGTGTATCTAAATTTTTCATTCTTTATGCTCCACAAATCTAAGTTTCCTGCTGGTAGGTATAAACAATAGAATTTTAACGCCAAGCTCTATTTGTTTATCTGTTCTACCTTTGTGAGTACTATATACGTCATCACCATATCGTTTATCATGTGCCCCCGTTTTAACATCTATTAAAATTATTTCTCCTTTACTATCCATAGCAATTATATCAATTGGTCCATCGCATCCTGAGTTTTGGAATACTTCGTAGCCATTATCCCATAGCCAAGTAACAGCATAGTACTCTGCTAAGTCTCCTTTACGGCTTGGTGATTCAGTGTGTTTCACTCCAGTTATCTCCTATTTTATATTCGCCATCCAGCGGGCAGTTGAGTTTTAAATTCTTTCCTGCTTTTATTATAGAATGAACTCCGTAATAACCTACGAGATCTAAAGAATTCTTTTCTTCTTTAACCTCCACTTGCCATTCATCATGTACATTTGCTACAACATGTGCATCTATATTGATGACTTCTCCACCACGTTTACTCCTTGATTGAGCAAGTGATTCGCTTCGTATGTATTTAAGAAATATATCTAAAGCCTCCTTCATTACTATAGCACCTGCGCTTTGTAGCAAAGTATTCAAAGCAGAATGAACAGATCTAACATATATCTTTCGACCGTCTATTCCTTTGAGGAAGCCTCTTCCTGCCGCCCCTGATACTTTGCTTCTAAGATCTGCAAATGCAGGGAGATTAGCGAAGAAACGTTCTCTAAGTTCTTTACCCTGTCTTTTGTTTCCTCCAACCACGCTCCCAAGCTTTCCATCTCCTGCTCCGTATATGAGTGCATAAATGAAAGTTTTAGCCTGATCTCTTGATTTAAGTCCTGCAATATTTTGATTAGCCGTGTGTATGTCTCCGTTGAGTATTTCATGTGTGAAGTCTTCATCCCCCATATAGTGAGCGAGCATTCTTAGCTCAAGACCGCTGGCATCTATACCTATTAGCTTGTATCCTGGTGGTGCTATCCAGCAAGATCTACATTCGTTTCCATATACAGATTTTGTACTAGGTACTTGAGCCATATTAGGATTAGAGTGTGTCATGCGTCCTGTAACAGTACCATTAGGATTTACAAAGCCTCTTACTCTATCGTCATCTCCCATTTCTTGTAACCAAGAACTGACTTGAGCAAGGCGCTTTTGCGTCATTAAGTATTCAGCAATAAGCTGTGCCTGCGGTATGTTCTTTATTTTATTTAGTGTCCCTTCATCTACTATTGGCTGTCCAGTAGGAGTAAACTTCTTTGGTTCCCAACCAAAATCTTGTAAGTATTCTCCTATTTGTTTCCTTGAGCCGAGATTAAATTCAGTTTCTATTACTCTTTTAATCTTTTTAGTATCTTTTATTTCTTCGCGCTCTTCAGCAGTAAGTCTAAATTTCTTATTAAGTTCTCTAGATTTTGCGAGCTTAGACAAGGAACCATCAGCGGTATACACAGCCCTTAAAGTATACTCTTGTTTCCTTGGTTTGAATTCAGTATGTACTTCTTTCTCTAGCTCATACAATCTTTCTTGTAGCTTTGCTATGAGCATCGTAGATTTATATTCATCTAATAAGAATCCATGTTCTCTTTGTTCTGCTAGTGCCCATGCCATTGAATGTTCAAGCTCTACTGACTTGTTCGAGAATCCTTTGCTCTCTGTCTTCAAGTGCTTGTACACCTCGGCAGTAAGCGCCACATCATTCTCGCAATACTCAAACATTTCGTCTGAGAATTCAGAGAAGTTGCTGAATTCCATTTTATTGTGTCCTAAACGATAACCCCATGATTCAAGACCATGATTGCCTTCTCGTGTTGGATTAAATAATCTTGAAAGAACAAGAGTATCAGATACTTTCTTGTCCGAGAGATCAACTCCAGTTAATTTCTTTATTACTGGTATGTCGAACCCAATTATATTATGTCCTATTAATCTATCAGCACTCCTTAGAAGTTCTATGCCTTCATCAATTAGTTCTGGCCCATAGCCATACATTCGTTCTTCATCAATATCATAAGCAAAAATACACCATATTTTAGTAGCATCTAAATCATCAGTTTCAATATCGAATACTAAATTTACCACGGTATATCATTCTCCTCTGTAAACTCGTTAGAATCAAGGTCAATCTCAGACAACCTGCCTGTTTCACTATCATACTTCAAGTGTGTTGCCATCCCTACGTCACCAGTGTATCTAGATTTAAGTATACGCATGTGTGTAGTGTTGGCTTCAGTAAGATCTTCAGCTTGCTGGTTTCTTTCTAGTGCAATCACACAATCAGATAACTGTGCTATAGATTGAGAGCCTCGTAAATGGCTTAGACTTACAGTGATACCATTCTCGTGTCCCTTATCACCGCTGGCACGGCGTAAGTGGGACACTAGAATAAGTCCTGCACCTGTCTCTTCAACAAGACTACGAAGCCTAGTCATTATATTATCGATGGCTCGACGTTCATCCCCCTCTGCTAATGAAGATACTAGCATATGAAGATGATCTATTACAACCCATTTACAATTGCAGCCAATAATCATAAACCTTAACTTAGCAAAGATCTCATCTAAATCATGTGCTCCAAAGTGAGCATGAATCCAGACACGATCTTCGTTAGCGCCGCTATAAAGTTTATTTAAGTATTCATCAAGCTGCTCTTTAGAATAACTTTCTCGTACTTGATCTATATACAGCCTAGCGTTAGCCTCAATAGATATAATACCATCTACTGTACGACGCCAGTCTTCTTCAAGAGCCATAATACCTACGTTGTCTTGTGTATTAGTAATGAGCCAGTGTTCTAACTCCCGCGTAATACTTGACTTACCAAGACCTGTGCCGCCAGTTAAAGTAACCAACTCACCTTGTCTTAGGCCATAGATCTTATCATTGAGGCCCTGCCAAGGGTAAGGAATTGATTCCTTCTTTAGACGGTTATGGTATTTATCTTTGTACTCCGATATATTTAATACGCCTGATGGTGTATAAAGTTTTGCGGCCCACCAAGCAGTTACATATGCTTGCTGACGCCCTTGCTTTAGTACATCATTAGCATCTTTAAAATCTTCGGGCAACGTTAGAACTTTAGCCTTGCCTGGGCGCAGGACTCTTGCTACTCTACGTGCAGCATCCTTTCCAGGTTTGTCATTGTCGAAGCTGACAACAACACAATCAAATTTCTCTAAGAATTCTAAGTTCTCTTTGACATCTTTAACTGCACCAGACGCCCCATTCTTTAGAGAAACGACGGGCCACTTTGATCCAAGTATTTCATATGCTGCCATTGCATCACACTCACCTTCGGTAATTGTAATGAACTTGCCGCCATCTTGAAATAATTGTTGACCAAATAAACTTGTACCCTTTGCCGAACCTTCCCATGCAAAATCCTTATTAGGTTTACGAACCTTTATGCCAGCGACTTCGTTGGCAATATAGTAAGGATACATGTGTCGGATTGGGTTGCCTTCTGAATTAAGAACTGCTTTGACACCGTATTTTTTAGCCGTATTTAGACTTATTCCACGGTCACTCAGTTCTACAAACTCACCTTCCGATGTATTCATTGCGTTTCTTTTATAGGTTTTAAAATCTGCTACCTCAGTATCTTCTCCATCGTAGTTTTTTATGTGACTGGATCACTGCCTCCGCAGAGAGGACAAGGGAGATGAAATCTCACAAAAGACATTAGTTCTCCTCGGTTTTTGAGTCCTCGTCGGTTGCGACCAAAGCATCATCATCTAAATTATCTTGCATCACTGTATTCAAATGCAATCCTGCTGCCTGCAAAACAGACAACCTGCGATTGAGACCATTCACTTCATTATTAACTTCAACTAATAGTTGAAAGGCCTGTTTAGCTTCGTCAGGAAGTTGCGTAACGTCATACGTTTTGTCTTCTGTACCATAAACAAAACTAGGTTTAGTTTCTTCTTCACTCATAATTCATCTAACTCCTCTAATTCTGCCTCAAGTTCAGAACCATCAGTACTAAACTCTATAAGCTCTAATACTTGAAGTGCTTGAAAATCTAAGCCCTTAAAAGTTTGACCACTTCTATTAACTTCCCATTCTTTGAACTGTACTTTTACACGAGAACCATTACCTATATTAATATCTAGTAGGTTCTTTTGACGGTCAAAGAGTTTAGGTGCTTTACGGATCATACCATTAGGACCATTAACATTTCGCCTAATGATGAGAGCAGGTCCCTCATCCATATCTTTAACAGTGAATCCACGATCTTTAAAAGCTTGAGCAGTCTCTTCATCGACCACAAGATTAACTGTATATTTTGGTTCGAATCGCGTATTAGGTGTCGTTACACTGGCCCAATAAGCTACACCTTCTTGTACTGACATATAATATCTCCTTTTCTATTAATGTTTATAGCCCAGCCCGAAACGTCAGGCTTGTGGCGACGTTAGCACACTCGAATCAGCGTGTCAAGCACCAGCGTATCCAGCGTATCCAGCGTATCCAGCGTATCCAGCACTAGATACTCGCTAGATGTTCAATAAATTTTGGGATCGCATTAATTATTTCAGCATCATCTAGGGGTATCATATTATCATTGCCGGATGTCTCTAAATAGCCATAGAAACGCTGTATAAGGTTATGTTTAGTAGGACATCTGACACCCATACATAGGACAAATGCTCTTGAATAGGCATCCTCGACACGCTCATAGTCTGTTAGTTTAATCTCGCTCATGTTTAATTTTCCAGTTTTCATTGAACATACATAGCCGTATTGTACCATAGTTAGTCTCGTATGCAAATTGTGCTGACAATAATTGAACTACTTTTCCTTCATATATATTTAAAGACAATGGACAGGTGTGTAATATAACATCACCTAAGTTAGGTTTCTTCATCGTGTTTTAGTGTAGTCACCCTCACTCATTAATTTTAACTCGTGACAGAATGTAGTCTCTGGATATTTTTCTTGAATCTTTTTAACGATAGTATCTATCGCGTCATATCCAAAGTCGTATCTATTTAATTCTTCTTCAAGAACCTTAACTCTTTTATCTAAAGTTTTAGCATACTCAAGAAATAGTAAGGCTAATTCATGTTCAATCGTCGCCATTATTACCCTCCCTAAATAAATTGATCGCAGATATTACATTATCTACACTCTTCACCTTCCCTTTTCTATGGTAATTCAATTGTTCTGGTGGATAAGTATCTTCGACTTCCTTTAAATATGTCGTAAGTACTTGCATCCTGAGTATTGTATTGGTCATGCCATGATTCTTCATTGCCATTAAAAATGAATAACATAAACCACAATAACAACCACCGCTTCTGCCAAAATGACATGGTTCAGTAGCTATTACTTCATCACCCGCAAAAAATGGTGCGCCACATATATCACATTCAGGATCACCTTGGAAGTAAGTATTTTTAGACATATTAAATCTCCGTCTTAGCTACAATATCTAATCTATAGCGTTGCCATTCATCCCATTTTTCATCGACCACTCTATCATCTCCAATATCAGCTAACAAATTAAATACGTCATCGTAATTTAATTCACAGGCTTTAAAGAATGTCAAGTGATTAAATCTAGGATTCTGTTCATATAATAAATTCGCTAGAGATCCAACAACTTGCATTAATAAATCATGTCGAGTCTCAGTACC